TTAGAACTCATGTTAGATACCTCAGATCCTTTCTCTACACGCATTATAGCTTCACATGTATTTATATCCAAACTTCTAGCCATATTTAAAGCATCAATCTCCAACTCTAACATATCTATTTCAGATACAGCATTAGCTTCTGGTTTATCTTCAAAATATATTTTATCTAAATGTGGGTGATATATTGATAACAGTTTTTGAAGAACTGTCTTATTCTTAGGAACAAATAAAACACCATTTCTAAATATAATGTGTTCTAATCTTTGGTCACCTTTCATTTCGTCAACAAAACACGTTCTTTGATTAGAACAGTATTTTAATTCTCTTTCGTAACCCTTTTCCTCATCAAACCAATGGATATTGGTAGCTCTAATAGATTTGCTTAATGGTGATCTACCATTTTTCAAAATATAAACTCTATCTTTAATTTCCCAAGTATCATTATAAACTGTAGGTGAATCATCGATAATTCTTTTAATATTTTCTTCAACAGCTATTTCTTTTTTGACCTCTTTTACGGATCTTGTTTTTTTAGCTTTAAAGTTAGTAGGAACAGATTCAACAGTCTCTACAACTTCTTCTTTTTCTTTTGCCATAATATAATATAATAAAAATTAATAAATATGAAAAGGTCGGGAGATTAAGCCCGACCTGATCAAATACGCGTACTAGTTCAATAACATAAAGTTATTTGCACCTTGTACAACTAAACATCTTTCTGATAAGAAATGCATCTCCATTGCATCAATATCAGAAGTAACAGCTCCTACAGAACCAGTAGTCCAAGTCTTGAACTTTCTATCATCTGTAGCAGAAGATCTATAACGAACGTGTAAGAAAGGTCTTTTCATATTCTTTCCTAAACTTTTGTCATATACTGAAGTTACACCAGCAGGTATCATAACACCTCTGATAGCATTAACAGTATCCATATCGTTAATTAAACCTCTAGTTGATCTATCATTTAAGTATCTCCAATCAGATTTGTAGAAGTCATAAGAACCTCTTCTAAATCCTGAGAAACCTAAATTTAATGCCATGTTCTCGTCGTTTTGGAATACTCCATAAGAAGTACCTCCAGCACCATAAGAATTCATTGAAGCAAGCATGTCGTCCATTGCTAGAGCAGTAGCTCTATTAACAAACATCATATTTTCTTCAATAGCACCATTCTTGTCGAACTCAGCTAGTATAGAGTCGAACTCAGCTAAATCAGTAGCAGCGTTAACACCGTTGATACCAGTTGATTCATTACCTCTTGTAGTTAGAGCTTTGAATAAACCTTCAGTACCTTCAGCAGCAACAGCTCCATTCTGATTGATTGTACCACCCGTGCCAGTTACTTTTTCAGCTTCAATCATTGCCATTTCTAAGTAATCAGTGAATCTAGCTTTTGTATCGCCAGAAGCTTTTAGATACCACAAGTAACCACCTTGTCCTTCTTCTCCAGCAACTTCAACCCAACCAATTTGAGAAGCATCAGATCCTGAGATCTCGTACCTATCTTTAATAATGATTGGTTTGTTGTCATAAGATTTAAAACCTGGTGTGTTAACTTCGTCTCTACCGATCATTCCTTTTGAATACTCAGAACCAAAAACTAGAACCTTTATGTTTCCAGAAGATGGTAATGCAGATCCATAGGGACCAACAGTAATACGACCCTCAGTAGTAGCCACATCTGTAACAATAGCTGTTTGAGTAGTAGTAGCAGACGCAACTAAAAGCATGTCTCCCTTTCTAATACCGTGATCTTTAGATTGTGTAGCTGAACCATTTTGCTTGTAGTTACCCGGATTCTGTCCGTCAGCATCAGTATCGATATCAATTGTAGTCGCATTATTCATGTGACCACCATAAGCTAGGTGTAGTCTACCTTGTTCAGACCAAACGACCTGATCAGATTGCATAGCCTCTTCAGCCCCTACTTTATTAAGAAAACCAGAGATAGTTCTATTACCGAATATCTCAGCTTCCTTTTCCATAAGGTCTGGTAAATATTGTTGCGCCCAGTCATTACCAGCACCTGTAAAATCAATATAAGCCGAAGCTAATGTTTGTTTTAACGGCGCTGCTGCCGGTGCAACGTTTGATGAAATTGCCATAATAAATTATTTTTAAATTATTTTTTCTTGTTAATTTTAAATTTGAAATCATCAGCAGAATCACCTACAACCCTATATTTAAACCCATTGGTTTTTACCTCCTTGTGAGTTTCTCTAGGATTGAGGTTTATGTTTTTATCTTTTGCAACTTGACCTTTTATAGCATCAGCTTTTCCTTGCTCGTAAAAATGATTAGCAATTGCGTCAGCATTCATAGCGGTAAATAGAGACTTGTGGTAACCATCGAAATCTTCGATTCCAGATTTATCTTTATTAGCAAATTTATTAATAAAGTTATTTATATCACTTTGAGTTTCCTTTACCTTGTTAACATCTTTAACATTGAACCTATATCTTTTTTCTCCAACATTATATTCAAAACCTTTGAATTTGTCATTAAAAACATTATCAGTTCTTTTTATAAAAAGATCTTTTGCAGCAGTATTTTTAACATCCTGCTCTTCATTCTGTTTGTTGTATCTATTAAAGAAGTCAACAGCTTTTTGTTGTTCTTGAGTCAACTTTGACCCAGCTTTGATTTCTTCATAGTATTTAGACTTTTGCCTGTCTAAGTGGGCTCTAGCCTCGGCAACTTGCTCTTTAAGGGCTATTTTCTTTTTCTTTATATCCTTAGCATCATCTATCTCGTCATCATAACCAAAGGTATCTTCTAATAAGAAACTTCTTTCTTCAGGTGATAAATGAGATTTGGTTTCTCTATAGTACTCATCTAGTACCTCAGAGTCGTCCATCTTGGATACATCTCTATTTAAATTAACGTAGTCTTGTAGATTACCTCCCGTTTCATCCATAAAGTCTACTAGCTTTTGAATATTCTCCGGTAATGGTTTTCCAGTTTCTTCCGATTTAATTACAGCCTCCTCTATTTGCTCCTCTACTTTTTCAACTTCTTTTTCTGTAATCTCTTGTAATACAGGTTGCTCTTCAACAACTTCTTCTTTAATCTCTGTTTCTTCGACCACGTCCACCTTTTCTTCTTTAGCGGGTTCTTCTTTAACCTCTTCGCTTTCTTGAACTGGTGGTTTACTTAAATCAACTTTAATAACGCTGTCATCTCCCGCGCTTTGAAATTTTGATTCATCTATTTTTTGTTCAACAACCTCTTCCTTCGGTTGTTCAACTTGCTCTTCGGTAACTTCTTCAAGCACCTCATTGTTTTCTTCTGTCATAATAAAATTTTATAAAATATTAAATATTAAGCGCCGAACCTGTCGATTCCTGCACCTCCCGTAACTATATCATTACCTGACGACTCAAAGTTTTTAAGTGGGTTTACACCACTTCTTTGGTCTATCATGGATTTTTGATGTGCAGCTTGTCTATCCACTCTATCATCTTTTCTATCTTCTCTTGTTCTTTCATTTAGTGCTGCTGTCTCTCTTTCTTGAGAATTTAATTTTGAGTTTAATGAGAATTCAAACTCCATTAGTTCTTTTTTAACTTGAGCTTCCTGTCTTAAAAATTCTATTTTTAAAGCATTTTTTGTTTGCTCTAGTTGTCCAGCTACTTGAGCTTTCGCTTGTTCTTTTTGAACCTCAGCTTGAGCCGCCGCCTGTTGCTGTTGCTGTTGAGCTTGTGATTGAGCTTGGATATTTTGTTGTTGAAGTTCTTGATCTCTCTGTTCTTTCTTTCTTTTCTTAACTTTTAAAAGTTGGTTAGCTAATTTTAAATTTCTAACATTACGCAAGTCTATAGCATCATCTAAATCTATTAGTTTTTGCGATAACGCTTGTTGTATATTATTTTCCAACATAGCTTTCTCCTCTTCGTCTGGTGTCAACTCTATAAATATACCAAAATCATGAAGATGTAATTCTTTGAGTTCATCTAACGTGGCAACATTGTGTGCACCTATTGATCTTATAAAAGCTTCTTTAGTGGGTGAATACTCGATTATATCTGATATTCTTAACGATAAACACTCAGCTGATCTAACAGTTAAATACAACATGGCCTGCAAGACATGTCTTGTTGCAGTGTTTGAATTTGCTGCAGCTAGTTTTTGAACTCCAACTAAAGCGTTTTTATCTGGCATACTACCATCTCTAGCTTCATTTAAACCAGATACATCTCTTATCATCTGTAGATAGTAATTGTACGTTTGTATTAAAGCTTGTAGTTTACCACCATTAACCCCATTGTTTATTTGTTGAATAGGTACCTTACCAGGATTCATATCTCCGTCTCCGGTGAAACTTCTACCAATAACAGAACCAGTTTGGAAGAACATGTTTAAAGCCTCCTGTGGATTATAGTTTGTTCCATTACCTAAATCTATTTCAGCTAAACCATCAGCATCCAAGTAAACACCGTCAGGAACCATTCTCGCCATTACTTGTTGAATCTTTAAATGAGTTAACTGTATCATATCAGCAAACCCAGTTATTCTTTTTACTAAAGACTCAATCTGTCCGTTATACATTCTAGGTGCTACGAGTTGATAAGACATTTTAACCTTATTAAAGTCTGATTGACTCCTCATCATGTTATCACACATTTTCCATCTAAGTAACTTATCTGATCCAACAACATATACACCTTCGTATAATACCTCAACAACTCTATCTAACCTACTATACTCACCATTCATACTTTCAATAGGTGGATTAAAAGAGTCATCTTTTTCAATAATTTTATCTGCACCTGTTGAAGTTTTCTTTAACTTATAAACATTATTCATATGTGTTTTGAAGTTAAAATATAAAACGTGAACCTTGTTTTTGTCAGCGTTCGTTCTATAACTAACCGGATCAGATGATGTTTCTGTTATTTCTTTTATTTCAGATTCCGTTAAATTTTCAAACTCTTTTACCAATTCATTTATTGGTATCTCTTTAACTTCTCCAACGTAGTATATATCATCAAAGTAAGGCGAGTCGGTGTGAGAGTAAACAACGTTAGCTGGATCTACGTATTTAACTTCAGCACCATCATTCCAATCAAAAGTTGTTTTTGTAACTCCAATACCTATAGTTGTTAAGTCGTACAATACTCTTCTTCTTACTAAATCATAATCACTACCTTCCATTAAAACGTTTATGGCTTGCTCTTCCGCTAACTCAGCCGCTTGTTTGTAATTTAATTGCATGTGTAGAGCTAGCTCCTCTTGAGTGTCAGGTAATTCGTCTGGATCGTTTTCATACAGATCCATACCGAAAGTTTTCTGAGCTAAATTGTTAAAGTTTTTAGATTCCATATCTCTTATTATAGAATCCATATACTCTGTTCTTTTGCTCATACCATACGAGTCTTGTGAAAAGCAGTTTATCTCGTAGTTTCTCTGAGACATACCGTTGACAACAATGTCCACAAACTTAGGAATTATAGGGACGGGTTTCCAATCTAAATTAAGATAAGACAAATCACCATTAATAGATAATTCATTTTTATACTTTTCAATAGGTTGTTCACCTCTAGCATATAATCTTAATTTATGAAAGTTATCTAAATTATAGTTATGTCTATCTTTGCCACCAGCGGTCGTACTAGAAAACCACTCATGCTTAATAGCTCTAGCTACCTTTAAACCATACTCTTGACTTAATTTTTCTAAATCACCAACCGCTTGAGACGGAAAGTTTATAACAGGCTCTGTCATATTATTGTTTTATTATTGTTGATTGAAATCCTTTGTTATTGTATTTTGATATCCCAAGGTTTAATGTGGTCTTATTTCTATCTGGATTTGGTTTATATAAATGTCTATTACAAGCCATTATTGCTAAACCCGAACTTATTGAAGCATCGTGTTTTGTTCTCTTGTTTATGTCAAATCTAGCCCAATCATTTAGAGTGGAGTTAAAATACATATTACCGTAGTTACCTTCTTCAACTTGTCCAACGTGATCGTTAATATACATTTCAATTGCAGCAGCGTGAGCTTGTTTTATATCTTCACTTGAATTTGGTATTCCGCCAACTTCTTTTTCTGCAACTGATAATTTGTTCCAAACTTTATCAGGTCTATTCATACTAAACGCTCTGTATCCTCTTCTTTTTAAATAGTATAGTAATCTTGGCTTGTTGTTTTCTGCTAATATTGGCATGCCGTAAAAAACTAACGCCATTAATATATCTTCAAAAAATATCTCAGCTGTTTGTGGTCTTGCTATATATTCTAAAAAGAATGTATTAGCTGGAGCATCTTCCATTGAGAACTTAGTTAACCCGTGTAAAGCTCCTTTAGATCCTCTTTTATCTACTGTTCCAGATATATCATACGAGTCACATCCAAATGCACCCATGTGTTCATTACCTGGATATCTAATACCGTTTTTTAATATAACATTATTTTGCAGTTTAATACCTGGCACCCAACTAATCTTAAACCTACCGTTTAAATCTGGATTAAATGTTACTAAGGTATCTTTCTTTCCACTTAACCACTGAAAATTACCAGTTGTTAACACAGATGAATTTCTATTTCCCTCGTTATAATCTATTTGCTCGTATATTTTTATAAGATTAAATAAACTATTTTTTGTTTCGTCTCTAAAAGCATGCTCTTCTGTTCTTGGAAACTGACGATAAAATTCATTTAAAGCATCTTGATCTTCTTTTAATCCTTCAGCTTCGTTTTCCCAGTGATCTATAACGCCTTGATCTATTTCTATTCCGTGAGGATCAAATGCTTGTTCTTTAGGATCATTAAATACAGGTCGTCCGAATTCATCAATGAATCCCTCGTAATTCCATTCCATAGGAATAAACAAAGAATATAATCCTGACTTAGTCTGTCCATTACGATTTCTTTTTGTGACATCTGAATTATAGTATAGATTTTTAAAATTATCACCCCCTTTATCTAAAGCGTTGGAAGTACTACCCATCATACATTTTCCAACTATCCTACTACCCAATCGTAAACAAGTTTTTGTAACTCTCCAGTTATTTTTTATATTATCAGGTCTTTCCCATTTACCACTCTCATCGTGTACTAGTAAAGATAGTTTTTCACCGTCATAACTATTATCACCTGTATTTTTCCAATCTATAGTAGTGTCCAATCCTTCCATGTCATCTT